GAGGACACCGCCACTATGTTCTGCTGCATAGATCAATTGTCAACCTCCGGGTCATGCTCTAGGCATTGCTCAATTGCCTCTTCGAGCAACAACCATTCGCTGAAAAGCGTTGCCACCGGTCTGGAAGCACCAAGCACCGTCGGCGCTATAACGTATCGAACATCGTCCCATTCTTCAAGGACGCTCAGGATACGCTCAATGAGTTGTTTCGCTTGTTCTTCTGTTGGTCTGCTCATTATGGGGAAAGTCAATCCTCTCGAAGGGTTTTTCCATCGGTCTGTTCTGAACCACTGCTTCATCGAAACTCGGTACAGGCGTCGGGTCAGCACCATGTTGTCCACAAGCTGGACAAAACCAAGCACCATCGTCAAACAATGTGATCACGCCGTTGCAGTGCCAACAATATGCCATGATTTTATCCTTAAAAAGAAAAAGCGGGCCATCCTTGGCCCTGGCCCTAAGGAGGTTGTTCTACACGTCCTTGTCGGGATTCTCGGCGTTCTCGATTCGCTCACTCAATTCTTGACCGATCTTGTTGAGTTCAATCTCAACGCCGTCCAAAATGTCCTTGGCCTTCGTTGCCACACGAGCGGCTGTTTCAAATGTAAAGCCCTCGATGTCGGCGCAGTCGGCGACGTCGTAGATGAGGCGAGCAATACCGAGTGTCTTCTGTGATTTCATGTACTTCGGATATGCTGCACTCATCCGCTTGCTTAGGTCGGCAACATCGAGTTTGTACTCGTTCTTAGCGACCCACAGGCCCTGGCTCAGCCCGCCGGCGAGCTGTTGCACCTTGCCGTCCTGTTCACAAGCAGCCTGAAAACACTCGTCACAATAGGTCTTGCACTCTTCCTGTGCGAAGGCACAGCATGAACCGACGGCCACAACGGCCACCGCCATGATCAAAATCAAAGCGTAGTTGCGCATGGTTAGAAACTCCTGCAGCGGTCATAGTCAAACAGTACCCACCGACCATATGTCTCATCATCGAATCCGAACGCAACATCACGTAAATACTGATACACATCTTGCCATGTCGGGAACATCATTTGCCAAGGCACTTCGCCGAACAACCAATCCGGGCATTTTTGGAGTCCACTCTCAATGTGGATGATGATTGGTTTCCGTTGGTCGTTGGCTAGAAATAGCTCACGATATGTCCCGCACATATGGACTTCAACGTCAACGTGCACAACAAGAAAATCGCTAACGTCAACCATACGTAAATCCACATGTCTCAACTCCCTAACGTGTTTCGCAATTTCCTCAAATTGTCCGCGTTTCTTAAGTTCGGCACGTCGCTGATGATTTTCCAAGTCTTCGCAGCCGATGTCGCAAGGCTTGTGCGTGGGATCGAGCCACGTGACGCCTAGGTCTTGCATCTCCTCTTGAAGCCGGACTCGCCAACCAACTCCACCATCGGCAACCCGGTCCATTGGTCCTGCGAGGTACGCACGGGCCGCTTTGAGTCTAGACTCAAACATAATGATATTAACTCCAAGTTGTCGCGGTGAATAGGGTGTCCGTACCGGCCAACGAAAATCCATTCGTCATCAAGTCCTAATCGGGCGCGTAAATTCAATGAATCCATGTTTTATGAGCCTTGAAGTGAAGCCTAGTCGTGCGAGAAACTTAGAGCCAATGAGGTTTGATTCAGGAATCGTGATTCTTAGAACGGTTTTTCCTTTATCAATGGCTCGCTGCACAAGCCATCGGATGACCTGAGTACCTCTACCTTGCCTCCGCAGGTCTTGGCGGATAACAATTTTTTCGATTTCAATCACTGTTCCCTTGAAGCGATAGCTGAAGAAACCCTCACCGTCGCCAACCATGCGAATGGCTACGTGCTCCGGCAAATCCGCCCAGTCATACACACCTGGGCCGTAGACTTCAAAGTCCATTTCTTCCAGCTTGATCGCTGCAACCTGATCTATGATTTGGTTGGCCATAGTTGGTAAGCCGCAGGCTTCTCCTCGAACTGATGATACGGCCTGGTTGAACCATCGTCCGGTTTGATCATCTTCAGGAACTCGTGTTCAAGCTCCGCTGGGTCTTTGATGTTGCGAATTGTCGTGACCAAGCGTTGCCTGTCCACACCCTTTGCGATGAGATACGTGGTCCAGCCTCTCAGTACCAACAGTGCCCGGTGCCGAGTATAGTAATTGATCATAAAATCAGGCCATTGCGGATCACCACCGAAGCGAGTTACCCAGAATGTTTGCTCAACCAGTACCCTGTCAGTCCGAACACGAAGTTCGTGGCTCAGGGCTAGACCATATTTCGCAAGCATCTGCATCCCGAGTGTATCAGGGTCATCGAGCAACTGATCACGGGTGGCCTTGATTACGACCTTGAGATCACTAGTCTCAAAGCACCGGGCACTGTCAACAACGTCAGAGAATGGAATCAATAACATGATCTGAAAAGCTCCAAGACAGCGTTGTGATGAATTCCGAACTCTTTTATCACTCCGTAGAACGCCTCACCATCGTAGGCCAGCGACAGTCCTTTCGCTTCACGTTCCGTATTCTCAGCTTTCATGCCCTCGATCATGGCTTGAGCCGCAACCGACTGGGCATGAACATAGGCGGCAGCTTGCTCCGGTGTCACGTTAACACTCCTTAAGGATGTCGTCAACCTCATTAGGCTTGGTGTGGGTATCTTCGAGTAACTGCAAATACGCATCACTTTCTTCGCGACTTCGATCGCGGAAGATGTGGCCGCTGTCAATGATCGACCAAATCTGACCAACTCGTTCCATGAGTCGGTACTGGTAGACTGGCTGAATCTTGAGCCGGTGAGAGCTGATTCTTGAACAGCCGGGACCGGTGATCTGGTCAATGCCAAAGATGACCTTCTCAGAGCCGATCTCTTCACCGAGCAACCATGAGTATATACTCAATTGGTCGGCCCAGTGCTTGTTTCCATCCTCCAAAAACATCATGCAATTGATGTTGATTCCTTTGAACGCTACAACCATCGCATCCTTGTGTTGCTTCCGTGTCTTGCCGTCTCGACAACACGTGTAGCCCTTCATCGGGCTCGTGTTTCGGTGGCTACAGTATCCATTGACCTTCCAGTCGTACACCACACGCACGCCTTCGGCGTTGATGAAGTAGCAGTCTGGTTTGCCGAGCAACGGAGCGTACCACTGATCCATACGTATGGTATCTTGAACCGAGAACTCAAAACGCGGCGGACCGATGGCCGTTTGAAGCTCGGTCATGAGATCCGCTAGCGCGCCCCATTGCTGGTACTTTTCAAAGCAGTCCTGTCCAGCTTGTCTCGCAAAGTCTCGGTTGTGCGGCTCGACTTGCTGTTCGAAAATGGTGTCGCGTTCGTACTCACCATTCGGGCCGAAGTTGCCCATCAACGCCTTATACAGATAAGACTTGACATAGGCATCGAACGCTGAGCCGACGGCCATCGGTTCCGTTTGTGGCGGACGTGGTGGTCGGTTTTTCAAGAGATACTTAACCGCGTAGTCTTCAATGTCCTTCTCGAATGTGCTGATTGAGCTAGGACTTAAAAACTCAGGCTTCCTCATTTCGTATGTCATTGGACAGTGTACCCCACTACGACAACGGTGTCTTTGATATTGAAATCAGAGTACGCGGTGTGCATGGCCTTTTCGAGGCCGCTGCGGTCACGGCACTGCGGGTCGTGCTCATACGAGTACACTTGATTCGGGATTTCGTCGAACACGCAAACCAAAATGAAGACACATTTCGCGTACGAGTAGGGACCGGGATTATTAGTTTTGACGATCTTGAATATCTGACTGGGAACCAGCTTGTCCCGCCACTTGAGACCGCGGCGCACTGTGGTGTTCAAGCCAAGCCTGTGCGTGCTGCGCAAGAACTCCATGACTTCAATAGAGGCGTCTTTTCTTTCCACTTTTCTTGGCTCCTATATAGTGTCGAACCGCATCGACGTGCGTGCCGACTGTGATTTTGTTGTCGGAGGCGCTCAGCGTCCCGACATACTCACCTTTTGAGTTTAGAATCGGACCACCTGAATCTCCTTGTCTCGCCACTGCTTTCAACTCGATCAACCACGCATCCACGAAATTCGTATCAGTCATCCTTCCGCTATCCGAGCCCGGAATCCCGTGTCCGTATCCCCAGATCGTCAAGACATCGCCGGTTTTCGGTTTTGATCCGAGCGGCAGTGGTGAAACCGACGCTGGCCGGGTCATACGTAGAACAGCGAGGTCGAGGGACTTGGATTTCTTGACCAACGTACAGTTGAAAACATCCCAACTTGGAAACAGGATTCGGATGCTCTTGGCGTCCTTCACCACATGATAGTTCGTAACCACCGTCCGCCGGTCTAGAATAAGCGCCCCTGATCCACATGCTGGGCCGCCCTGCTTCTCCTCCACGACGATCCGCACAACCGCATCCGGCGGTTTTACGCTTTCTGCGGATAAACTGAGTGTAACCACTAGCGCCAATAACAATGCTTTCAACATCGCCCTTGGCCACATAGACTTCTGGGACACCGCCGAACGTCTGTGTTTCAAGGGCTTCAGCACCATAAATTTCAACCTTATCTTCTAGAATCTTGATTTTCATGGTTGCCACAGTTCTCCATTCACGATGATTTTCGGGGCACCGGGAATCGGCGTCTCCAGTTCGATGATCTCGATTCCAGCCTCACGAATCATGTTGAGTGCGTACTCAACATCATCTTTCCAACGATCTGGTGTAGTCCGCATCCTCGGACCATGAGTCACAAGTGTTACGATCTTGTTCGTGCCGATGATAGCGAGAGCACAATCACAACACGCTGCCCAGGGACAGACCATCATCGCACGTTTCACGACGTGCGAACCCCACCCGCTTAGGATGGCATCACGTTCGGCGTGCTGGATACGCTTGTACTTCTCGGGCCGAGTTTGCACCGGCTTGATGCCGTGCGGGAAATGGTTATAGCCGAAACCGACAACGGTATTCTCGTCGAGATCAACGATAACAGCACCGTTCTGGTTCGACTCGTCAGGACTCTTGGTCGCCAGTTGATAGGCTCTGCTCATGATGTCTTCAAGCATCGACGAATAACTCCGGTAAGGTGCCTTGGAATGTATTGCGAAGCGGAACCATCACTTCTCGCATCTGCGGGTGAGCTGCCTTGTCGCACCGCAACTTGAAAATGTGACGCCATTCACGCGGATTCGCAGTAACTACGATTTCTGTCTTGAGTGAGTTTGGGAGCACGGATCTTGCTTGTTGAGGCTGCCAGCCCTTATCCAAGAGCTGGAGATAACGATACTCACTATCCAACATCGCCATTGCCCACAGATGGTCAGCGTTACAAATGCCATCGAGTTGAAACTCATCCTGGTACTCACCAGGTTGTAGGTTAACCCACGGCGGGATCACAAATGTAACTTGACCGCCCTTCTTTTTGTAGTTGCAGTACCGTGTTGATTCCTGGCTGAAGCTCGCGATCCGATGCCGCACAAGCTCATGGGACACGCCACGATCAATCACAAACTTGACACTAATCGCCCAGTGTTCAATCACACTCTCGTGTCCCAGGCCCCTGATCCTCTTGCAGAATGCGGAGGCGCTGTCTTCCGTGATCCTGTCCTCTGATTTGTAGCACGTCCGGCCCGCCAGCTCGATGAATTCGAGGGCCATCGGCGTTAGGCCGGTTAATACCGTGAAACTTGGCTTTACGAGTATCATCTGTACTCCCCATTCTACCTTCGCCACGTATCGTTGCGTCGAGTTTTGTTACTTCTTTCGGAAGTACCGGACCCATGAAACACGGAACAAAAAGTACCTGAACAACCGCAGCTCCTTGCTCCACGAACATGAGTTTATTGCTGAAATTGTAAACAACAGCTTTCCACTCACCACGATAATCAGGGTCGATGACTCCTGCGAAACGATGTATGTTCTTAGCACCTAAGCTGCTTCTGTCCCACACTTGGGCTACCCAACCACGTCGGAAGCTGCATCTGATTCTAAAATCAACGATCACCGATTTATTCCGCTCGATGTTGAACGGATACGGCGCATACAGGTCGTAACCCGCAGCACCAGGAGTCCCTCGTCGAGGAAGGTAGCCACCATCTTCGACCAGGAACTTAGGTCTTGGGCCAAAGATCAGCGAACAGAGCATACTCCGCCCTCACATTCCAGTGTTGTGTCAACGTCGCTCACATTTTCTATTTCCAACCGACCAAACGGCTTAACCTCAGAAGCCAAGGCTTCGTACTCTTCCTCGGAGACTGGCTGAATCGGTGCCTGCTTGAATCCGTGGTCCGTGGCAAGTAGGAACGAGCAGCCTTTGATATTCTCGTCGTACTTGTTCGCGAGCCATTCCTTGATCGTCCCCACATCCTCTGGCTTGTAATAATGTGTAGCAGAAACGGCATTGTCGCTCCACCATGTTTGAAGGATACACTGGTTCGTTAAGGAATCGGTAACTCGTGTATGTTTAGCCAAAACGGCGTCAGTCGAGTGTTTAACCGGGAATGTCACAACCATCGTCGAGTGATCCGGGCGGCCGTCAAGCATGAGTCTGGGCTCAACCGGATAACCAGCTTCACGGCAGGCTTCGACAAGTGGGTTGTTGGCTGCAAAACGCATCGTCCTGTAGATGAAGTGTCCAAGTGCCGGATGTATGCCAGGTGTGCAACCTGATAATAAACTCAAAGTTCCCGACGGTTTGATGGTTGTGATTTTCCGACTCAGTGGACAACCCAGCAAGCGGCTATGATCCTCGTCAACTTGTTTCAGGTGCTTGTAGACCTTATCAAGGTGCTCGGCATTCGGGAACGCCTCCATAACACCCGTTAGGCTTACCCCAGTGCGGTAGTTCCGATGCACGACGGCATTGACGCTGGGATCGGAGTATCTTGCGTTGGCGATCGTCTTACAGGCTTTGAACAGGATTGCTGCGACCTGTTTGAACATTGTAAGACTGGTAATTCGTGGAAGCACGATTTCTGCGAGGTTACAGGGCTCTCTGTCTTCGAGTGTAATCTCACCACAGGGGTTGACTCCAACCACGAGCGGGTCGGCCGTAACCCTTCGTCCGTCAGCCAGTCGTCCGAATTCCCGGCAATTCCTGAGGCTAACAAATCCATATGGCTCACCGTCGCCATTATATCCCTCCCAAAAGCGATCACCCTCCAAATCTGCGAAGTGGTCTAGTGCGATACTATTGTTTGAGGCTGTTCTCCAATCTGGGATTTGCTGCCTCTTCCAGTTCTTAGCGTTCAGGAACTCACGGTCCTGGTGGTCGCCGATAGCTATTTGGCTGCAACGCCTTACGTTGCCGCTTCTAACAATTGATCCTACGATGTTCATAACATCGAGACAATCAATGGGGCGTAGCTTCTGGCCGAGCCTTGATCGGATGATGTGGATGATTTGATTTATCCCATCGACCAAGGGCTCGCTACCAGAAGCAATACCTCCAAATCGGCTGATCTTGGTTCCTTGGGGCCTGATTGCTCTCGTGCAGTATTGCAGACGCTTGCCGGTGACGAAAAATGATTCTAAAATCTCTTCCAGAAGTTCAACCCAGCCTTCGCGATTGTCTGTGACAATGAGATCACAGTCCCAAGTGTCAACACGCTCGATCAGCGGGATCTTTGTAATGCGCGGAAGCTCATACACGTACTCAGGAAGGATGTTGAAACCAACGCCGCCGCCCAACATAAGCTGATTGAAGGCAAAAGCAAAGCTACTAAGCTGATTGCAGGCAACGTGCCAACAATTCTGAAGACTGTCCGCTCCCACTTCGCGTACCGTTTCAGTGCCAAGCTGCCAAAGTGCGCGACCAGAAACGAGCCCACGCAGATGAAACAGTGTATCATAAAGGTATTCGAGTTCATTTTGTGTGAACAAACCTCCGAGTTCGATGAGGCCGCTGCAAACACGAGCACAAGTCTCATGCCACTCCTCCAAGCGCCCGGTGGATGTTTGACGAGCGTACGTCCGCTTATACGTTATGTACCCGATCGGTCCCCACGGCACCGGTTTGCCCGTATATTGCTTGAGGAACGTCTTCGTCAGTCCTTTGCTGTACTTCATTGATTTTAATCTCACAACCGAGTGGGAGCGACAGTTCGATAGACTCAATCGGACCAGATAACCGCAAATGATCATCCTCACCGTTCATGAGAACAGTGAGTCCAGACCGCGAAATCTTGATTTTCATTAGTTCACCAGATCGAAGGGCATAGTTGGAGTGTAGGAATCAGACTGGATGATAACGGTCCTGAAGGTCGTATCTTGAGCGATCTTGTCGCTTAGATACAGAACCTCCAAGGTACCGTTGTCAACCATTCGAACGCTCCTGAGCGGAATGTGCAACATTTTGCCATCCGGCTTCAGGACAAAGCAGCGAATAATGAGTCGATCAGCCATGAGATCAAAATCACAAGTTTCATGAAAGCGAAGAGAGCGCCGATGACGGCGACAAAGGCAGTGACGCCGACAATCATTACTACCACGAAGTCCTTAAATATTGTCATGACCTGTTGACACCATGAGATTGAAGGCTTGATCCGCAACCCGGCGACATGATTCATCGTCGAGTGCTATCCGGGCGTCTCCATGCTCAAGCACGATCTTGGCTTCATCGCCGTAGAATCGTACCTTGAGCAATACGTTGTGTGTTTGGAGGAACTTAATCAGTTTGTCCTTGTCGTGCATCTTCGGAAACCTCATTGGGTATCGTCGTCGCCTCGGGCTGGTCTCCGATATCGCATTTGATTGCGGCGATCGCCAAGGCAATGACTTTGATCATGCAGCGGTGAAACGTGTATTTCACCGTATCGAACGTGAACGGCATCGCCCAACGACTTGCGTAGTTGACGATGTAACTAACAAACAGGCCGGGCGTGTTCTTGTCGTCACGCCAACCTTTTTCTTCCTGATACGCGAGTTCGGTCTCAACATCAGCTAGGATCTCTTCCGGGATTCTGGACATCGCAAGCTAACCTTTTGATAGCTTCCAAGACACCTTCACTGGTACGGGAGTCGAGGAACGTGAACTTGTTGCCGTACCGCAACAGAAAACGCATAGTTGAATCGCAGTGCTTCCTGAGCAGGTCGTTGGATCGGTATTCAAGAGTCACTCGATTCAGGTCGATCGTCATTTCCATCAATGTGTTCCTTGGAGAGGATGTTCCACTGCGCATCAATAACTTGCGTTGCGGTTAAAATCAAACTGAGAGATTTGTGCCTTTCCTGATAGTATTGGACCTCTTCTGGTTTGTCTCGAAGGTTACGGATGTTCTCAGCCATGAGCGCATAGATTGTGCGTTTCAAGGCGTAGCTGTTTTCAAGCAAGCGTGCCAGTTGCTCAGGAACCGCCGCACGGATCTTGGTAAAATTGCGTTCAAGATCATCGACGCTCCTGAGCAAATGTAACACCTTGCTTAACAAGCCGTCGTAATCAGTCATTACGTTTTCTCAGATAGCGTGCTTCCTTGGGAACGCCATCGTCACTGAGTTCACGGTATGTGAACGTGACCAGCGAGCCGCGTGGAAACGTTGGGTTTGTGATCCAATCAGGCACCCGCTCGCCGGGATGCTCGGCACACCATTGCGTGTCTGTCGAATCCGTGAACTCTCGTTCGGCGTCCGTGAAGCCACTGAGTTTGAACGTAGCACCCTGGTAATCAACTTCCAGAGCACCCATCATACCAAGTAGCTTAGAACCCTTGTCGGTTTCCTTACCGGCATAGTAACCGACTACCACGGCCTCGGCGTCCAGTACCGGCTTGAATTTCAGCAGATCGTGTGAGCGTTCTGGAATCCAAAAGCCGTTACGCTTCCGAATCATGACGCCCTCACCATCAGCCTCGAAAACGGTGCGGGCAAACTCTGTCGCCTGCTTCTCAGCTTCCGCCGGATTGAACGATAGTTCCGTTTGCTCCACTAGAGAGACTTGACCGAGCTTGGCGAAACGCTTCTTCAGAAAAATGAGCACAAGCTCAAAAGTCCAATGAGACTTAACGCCATTAGAATCAAGGAACTGGGATCGCTTATCGGTGGCCCAGCGCCCAGCGTGGTCAAGCACATGATATTCGTATTCATTTCTGACCTTGATAGTTCGTGGTTTGAAGAGTTGTTTCCAAGGTGGTGAGTCAAAGACCATGTAGCTTACAAGGTGCCAGCGCTCGTCAGGCTCCTGCTGGCTCACGATCGAGCTGAGTTGTTGCCAGTTCTTGCGTCCCGCGTAGAGTTCTCCGTCAAGTGGAAAGGCGGGCAGCGCATCCAGAAACCACCCCGGTGCATGAATGACTTTTCCCGTGCGGCTCCAGAGGCCCGTCGCGATCGGCGGTTCTTTGAGTCTGAAATCTTTAACGGTGTTTGCATAAGGAACATCAGAAGCTGGAACATCTCGTGAGATACCTCCATCCCAGATCGCCCGTTCGCCGTCCAATTTCTCGGACACAAACGCACCGGCGATATTTTGTTTTCCGGGCTTGAACGTGTGTGCAAGTTGTACGAATTCTTGCTTGGCCATTACGGGATCTCTTCAAAGAGGACAATGGAGATCGGGTCGTAGTTACGGGTATCGAAATCAGATTTCTGAGTGTAGGTGAACGTGGTGCCAGAGTTGGCGTCAACACACTTGCCTTTACAAAAGGCAAGATACTTGTCGTTGTGACAAACCACGATGCCGTTGCCGTCCTTGATTTTCTTCTCAACGTCGCTGAAGCTCATGATCTGGCGATAGTATTCCAGGCCACGCAACTTCGGATGATACCCAACCTGCGTTTTCGCAGCTATGTCGATCTCCGTCGCCTTGTAACCTGCATCAAGCGCCTTCATCACGGCTTCGTGGATCGTGAAATCGGTTTGCTTGCCGTCGTGTTCGATACTATCCGTAACACTTTTGCAAGTGTGACCGATCGCGATTGCTACCCCATTTGGTAGCTTTGATTTTGAGTCCGGCGGTGCCTGAGCACTAATGTCCGTCGGGAGTCCCATCTTTCGGCTCCAGTAGGAATTGGCCGTTGGTGAAAACATGGTCAACGGCCTCGTTTTGTTGTTTTACGTAACCTTCATCCCAAAGGATGACCTCTTCTTCCTTGTCTTGAACACCATCCTTCATACGACTGAGTTCAAAATGACTGAATGTTCGTCCGGTTTTGATCATCCAGCGATGCGCTTCGTGTTTGACCGTGAAGGTTCCAACAAGGTGTTGTTTGACGTCTCGAATGAAGTAGATGTACTTAGCTCTTGCCATGAATTCCAAGCTCCACGTGATAACGATTGATCTGTTCGTCTTCCTGACGTGACCACTTGTTGATAAGAACTGAGTTTGGTGCCTCCCATGTCAAGTGTGCCCAATCGAACTGACTGTACCAGTTGATTTCGTTGGTTTGAGGAACATCTTTCCCGTCGAGGTACTCGCGAAGCTCGGTTGGCCGTGTGAGTCTAAGATCAAGAAACGTCCCGTACAGATTGACACGGTTCTCAAGGCAGCGAGTCACCTGGACGTGCAGCTCACCCAGATACATGAGAAACTCACGATGCACCTGGATTGCACCTGACATCGGACCACCGGCTACCAAGGTTCGACGAGTCTTCGTCATAACCTTGGCCCAAGATTTAGTACGATGGTTCTTACGCGGTAGGTGGATACCCAGATACCGAGCGTAGCTGAAGTTGTTTCTGGCAAACGCTGCGGCGTAGGCCAATTCCCTGTGAGCCGTACAAAGCCGCTGCGCGGATTCCGAGTATCCGGGTTCCACTTGCCACGGAATATCCGCCGGTCCCTTCAACATTGGGAACTGGAGTCGTGTGGGCCAACCGTCCGGGTTTGCTCTTGCGTCGATTGGTTCCATTTCTTCTCTCAGGTGGCACCTGTTGTCGGTTCTGAAACCGAGTTCGTGCTGCGGGAACGGTGATGGGCGTTTCATACATACCTCGTACTGAGTTCTTCGATTGCGGCACGGAACACGGTGACACGCAACATATCAACGACATCGCCTTGTGGCGGTTTCAAGTTTCCGTTGTCGTAAGCTACAACAAGCTCACAAAACTCGTCGCTCAGATGATCGCTCAGCAACTCTTTCTCCTCGTCCGTGAGTTTGGCCTCAAGCTGAATATACAGCTCGACCGCTGCAACGTCGTCCCTATACTTCTGCTCCGCTTCCATCCTCGTCCTGTTCGCGTGCCTCCAACATCTCGCGATCAAGTACGACAAGTCTTCCTTTCGCATCGACTTCCACGTTTGCGGGGAATTGGGAGTCAGGACATCGCTCGGTCGCGTAGACGAGTTTGTTTCGCTCATCTGAGTTTGGACTCACAGTACATCCACACAATGTGCATTCACGGGACCGTGGATCATAGTGCCCACAAATGTCGCAATAGCGATAGAACAAGAACCACACAAATTCGGAATGCCGTCGCACAGCTCCGGCGGACCGCCACCGGAACCATGCAACAGCAAACCGTAGGAGGAGACGGATGAATCTCATCGAGCACGGCCTTTGAGTTCGATTGTGATTGTCTCAAGTTCGTGTTCCTTTTCCGGTACTCCCGCTTCCGGTGCATACTGGTACGTGATCACAGAGGCACCAGCGCCCTCGTCCTTCAAGGCGTCTCGTACGTTCTTGATCAGAAGATCATCGACTTCCTTCTTCGTGAACTTGAACGTCACCGCAACGCTGACGCCTTCCCGGTCAACACTGTTTTTGGGTGGAAACTCAACGGTCCAGTGATCACCACCTTCCTCGTGGTGCAGCGTGACCACGGCATTGGACTTGTCTTCGACGTTGCACGCCTCAATGATGAAAGCGTGGGCAGCGATCGGGATCAACGTGATAGTGGTTGACATTTCGGGCATCGGTTTCTTCTCCTCCTCAAATAACGACTCAAGGAACGTTTGACCGGGTTTGGGTTGGTAGGAATCAAGACTCGGTGGATCAGGAATTGATTTTAGTAGCTTCTCAAATTCTTGCCTCTTGACGTATGGGTTGTGGATCATAACCGGATTCGGCCGCATGTAGACCGAATACGGAACAACATCGGATTTTGGCCTTGGCGGCACCTTAATGTAAGTTCGCTTCGGCAGGGCGTTGATTCCCCGATTCGGAGGAATCACTCGGATCTTGTTTCGACACTCAATAGGATATGGGATCGGGAGTATTGGAACATGAACCGGAGGATGCCCTAACGTCGCCAAGACGATTAGCAGGGATGGACCCATTTCAATACCTTACCATCGCGGTACGTGCCAGGACCAGGACGCTGCGGCCTGAGTTTAGAATCAATGAATCGCTTCATGCTGATGCACTGAGCCTTGAGGAACGAGTTCTCCCGACGGAGCCACTCGACCTTGACTTTCTCGTCCTTGATGTACTCGATACAGTAGCAAGTGCGATCAACAGAGAGAACTAACGCCGCCCCGATGATCAGCCATACCAGGGCTAACCCAATGGAGCTTCGTCTGGGCGCGGGTGATTGCGACATACTTGAGGTTCTCCTCGGCTCTGAGTGCCTCTGGTGACTTGGCGAGCTTGTGCGGGAGAAGATCCGGTCTAAGAATGAAAACCTCATCGGCTTCTAGCCCTTTCGCTTTGTGGATGGTCATGAGGTTGATAGCGTCGTCTGACTCAACCCCGAAAATATCGGCAAACTTGTCGAAAATATCAACAACACGGTTGCATTCTTCCATGACTGCCATGATTGTGTCGATTTTATCCTCAAGAATGATCTGCTTTTCCTCGCGGTCATTTCTCTTGAGTTTCTCGACTTCCTTTTCGTGATAGGCTCGGAGCAAGTCTCGAAATTCCTCGACGCCCATATCCACATATCCTTTGCAGATAGTTTTAACGAGTTCTTCGAGATTGTGCCCGATATCACGACCCTTAACAATAGCCTTTCTACCCTCGCGAATGAACCTCAGACACTCCTGCACTACGGGAGCAGTCGTGCGACACAGAACTACGTCTCCCGGCGCGGCCTGTGCTCGGAACTCATCTTCCTTAATGTTGTCAACAACTCCTTCTGGCGATTTCTCAAACGGTTCGATGTCGGGAACAATGAGTGCGGCCTCAGCCACAACTGCCTTCGAGCACCGATAACAGATACTCAGCGGCAGCAAATGACAATCCATCATCATTTGAACATTCTCCATTGCACGACTATCCGCCCCGCGAAACTGGTAAATCGCTTGCCGACGATCACCAACATATAGAGCGCGTCCCTCAGGACCAATTGCTCTAGACGTGAGTGCAATCTGCGCTGGTGTAAGATCCTGCGCCTCATCGACAAAAACAAAATCAAACTTAGGCACAGGAAGGTCACGACGAACGGGGATAGCAATTTGATCGTCATAGTCAATCACCTTCGTCTTTTGCTGGTCAAGCTGGAATAGCTGAAGCAAGACGCCCTCGTAAACACTCAAATTGATGTCAGGGATTTCAACATCAAATTGGTCAGCGATCTGTTGCCAGTTACTCGCTAGGTCTTCTATCTCGAAGACCATTTGTGCCTTCGCTAACGCTATGATGCGTAGCATTGATCCCTGAATCAGACAGAAGCGCTTGAAGTTTTCCTTCGTGTAGCTCTGTCTGGTGAGCTTCATGATGTCAAACTTCAAGATGTTTCTGAGTTTGTTCTCATTGACTTTGTACCAGCCAAGGAACTGTTTGCACACGCTGTTGCCGAAGCTATTGAGCGTATGCACTGTGACGTGGACAAGATGCTCCATCCGGTCCTTCAGCTCATCGCGGATGTGACGATTGAACGCTAGGGCCAAGACGCTCTTGTCCTGGGGAACACGGTTGATTGCCTCCTCAATTACGGTTGTTTTACCACTGCCGGGTTTGGCCTCAACAAGGCCGTTGCCGGAGCCAGTGGCCACGAAGTCAAACACTCCTAGTTGATACTTGGACCACTGCCTACTCATAACGCCTCCGCCAGCAGTATAGGAATACGAAAGTGAGACAGGTCACGGTTGCGATAAGACCGGACCACCACCAGTCTTGTTGCCAGAAGTTCATTTGAGTGTGATCTCCAGACCAGGATAGGTCTCGCCGTTTTCCTTTTGCTTCTCAACTTGTCGGAATCGGGCGTGCGGGAACAGTTCGTTCATGAGGTTGTTGAAGGCGGCGTTGTTGCGGGCTCGCTGTCGCACGAACTTGCACAACTTGGTGATCGCCCACAATTGTTGCACCGACATGGTGTCAAAAGCGCCGTCGATGGATTCTCTGAGTTCGTTCTTTTGCCATTGTGCGGCCATTTTAAGACTCCGGTTTGACGATAATGTTGAGGGAACGCCAACGTTCGATCATGCAAGTGACGGCTTTTTCAAGGCCGGGAAAGAGTTTGTAGGCTTGCGGTGTGACGTTGCAAATCTGGTTTCCTCGCTCCAGAATCATCTTGACATTGTTGCCTTTGATTCTAAACTCAAGGAGACCTACGTCTTCGACTTCCATGATAAGTCGCCAAGTTCCACCTTCGCCGGCCATCAGGACCGGACGCTCGGTGTTCGGATGCTCATCAATCGAGAGCTTTGCCTCTGCAACTCTACGTCTGCCGAACATCTTCTTCCTTTCCGAAGGGTAACTGGTGCCAAACGCGCTCGTGAACGTAGAACAAGAGAACCTTGATCAAAAACTCACAAACGCCCAATTTGCCAGCAAGAACCTAACTTCCGGTAAAAGCGTAGGCAAGGATCGGCGAGACTGGCATCGAGATCAACCGATAAGTAAATCCTTTCGCTACGCTCCTGATCGGCTTGCTGGGATCATGCTTCATTGATCAGTATCTCCAGGTACTTGTCCCAGTGATCCGCGATATGGTTGTTGGCATCCAAGTCCAACGCTTCCGGGTTGCTGGCTTCCTCTCGCTTGAATGTGCCTTGGTCGATCGTGAACTCAAGAACCCTGACACTGACAAGCTCAACGTCACCGGGAACACGGTATCGGCCGTAGCCGCCTGGATCTTCGGGTGGATAATAGTGATAGTTGACTTCAACCTCCATGATCGCCGAGACTGCTTCAATCGTCAGACGAGCGGTGCTCATGTCTAGGCTCCCATTGCCAGCGGTCACGAACCACAACAAAAGCGCTCGTTGCCTCGTCTATGACTGTTGACAGACGATGCACACGATGCGGGCCATAACTGTTCGGCCAAGCAACAATCTCACCGTAGGACGGGTTGTGCTCCAAGCTGTGCAGAATTCTTATCCCTGCTCTGTTGATGGCTTGAGCTTCCATGTAATTGCCGATCGGTTGTCCGTTGAGTTCAAAATCACCCGTTCTCTGATTCACTTCCAGTAGTCTCATCGCAATACTCCTCAACTTCGCAAAGAAGGGCACGTCCAGACTCCGAGGGTCGCACGACTCTCAGTGACCTGACACGAACCTTATCATCCACAACCTCACACTTTTTGATGACATCGCGGCGAGCCCGCGTCATCAGCACGCATTTCCAGCCGATGCTGTGGTCATCATTCTCACCGCGAACGTACCATCCGAGCGTGTCGTCCAAGACCTCGGAGACAAAGGCTCGACCGTATACAAACGGTGGCTTGCCTTCCTCGATCTGCACGTGCAGTATCACGGGCGAGTCGTCATACGTCTTGAGAATGTCACCAGCCTTCGGCGGATTCTCGACGGTCTCTTTGTACTTCGATAACAAGTCACTCATTCTCAAGTCTCCTGTAGCGCTTACGAATGGCAGCGATTCTTCGGAAAATGTTGCCCTTGTGAAGGGCCAAACGGTGTCCAATCTCAGTTACGCTGTGACCGGTTTGTAGCAAGTCCACTATTTCCCGGTCAGTTCTATCCTTTGTGATAGCATTGACCGTTTCTTCAACTGTGACCGCCGTGTGCTGAGTATAACCAGCAGCGTCATCCTCGTGCAAGTCAAAGTGAAGATACGGTGAACCATCCTTATCAGAAATGTACTCCTGTCTCCTCTGTGCCCTCCTCACATCTCTGTGTATGAAGGTTGCGATGTAGGCGTCTGGGCTGTCGTGTGTGAGTTTGCCCTCAGCAATGTAATGAACTGCTTTGACTACAGCGAACAAGGCAACCGAACATAGTTCTGACCGGTTTCTACACCGTTTCACTACGGACATTGCAAGTCGCATGTGTCCTTCGATCATTTCATTTATTGCCGCGGGGTCTCCTCTCTTGACAGCTTCAGTCACGGTGGGGAGCCGTGACTTCTTAATCCTTGGCGGCAGTCTCATGTTGGTCTCCCGTCGATCACATTCAACAATTCCAATAAATCAGGCCCTCTCCTACGCTTGGGGCTGTAACGATAGTCGCGAGCCAGTGGGCTTCTGTTCGATGGTCCGCGCGCTTTCTGAGGTCGTTTGATTTTGAACGCACGTTTCAAAGCCCAACCTTCCGCTTCCGCAGCACTGTCAATCGGCGACCACTCAATAGTCATTTCTTAATCTCCAGAACATCAATCAACTTAACAGACCCGTCTGGATACTCGGCATAGACCGGGATACCCAAACCCTGAGCAACATTAAAACGGTGGTGACCCTGTATCAGCGTGTTCTCGAAATCCACCATGATCGGCGGAGTCTTTGAAACGAGCCTTACGAGCCTCCGAATCAGCGAAGTACGAACACGCATCGTTTTTCCATCCTTTCATAAAGAATTTGCGTTCGTCCGCAGCTTCCAAGCTGTCTAGACCGCACCAGGCGCGTATTCCCCACCACTCCTCGTTGGGAACCGTATCACAGATAGCATCAACGATGCTGTCAAGACGCTGCATCACGGCTTTACTGGTATTCTTTGGCAGATACCAGAAGCAAGTAGTTGGTATGCAGTGATGCTGCACATTGGGTGAGATTTGGAAGGCAACCATCCGCCAGACGTAGATAGCGTAACGGCTCTCGGCGGAATCGTGGATCTTGGGGCGGGAACTTCTGAGTTTCCAATCACGAACAACACGACGAACAATCGCCATGTCTTCGGCTGATAGCTTTCTCCATAAAGCCTGCATGTCTATTCGAGGCATGTTCATCTTCAGATCCCTTTGATCTTCAGCTATGATTCTAAAATCAGCCGGTCACTTCTTCGTTGAAGGTCGTGATCACTTTGTCAATTTTGTTGAAGAGTTCACTACGACACTCAAAACAAAGCACCGGCAACAATTCCATTCCGCCAAGACGAATGACTGTTCCAAAAGCCTCGTCACTACCACAGTGTTCACACTTGCGTTTCATGATTAGTACAGCCAATACGTTGTGAAGTCGCTTGGTGAGTAATAGTCAACCCATTCTGGTGCGCCGTTGGCCGCACCCTGGTGTCTGCGTTCAGTCTCATGCGGTATGACCCGCGTCAAGACTTCCGGTACTCCCGGTTCAGGCTCACCTGGGATCGGCGGATCTTGAACATCGACGATGAAGTTATAGTTTCGATCCAGATAGTAACCTCGCTTCGAGGTCGGATGGTAGATCAAAACGTAGGGTTGTGTGAAATGCCACAACCATTCAGCCTTCTGCTGATCCATCGGCGATTCGCACATTCCATTGATTTCAACCTCAAGTTTCGCCGCCTCGTGCAAATACAAAAACGCTCGTCTGCTTAACATAGCACTAACCTCCAAAAGCATCCAACGCGAACTCGATTTCCTTATGACTAATTGAAACTCCGTTGCTGAAGTTGACGTGTGTCCTGGTGATACCAGTGACTTTGACGATCTGCGGTTCCGCATCAGGATCAATCAGATCACCGTTGCTTGTGAGTTTGACCTCAGTCCCGATTCCCAAAATGTGTCTTGAGTTTGAACTCATGAACTCAACTCCACTTGACAAGTAAAATTCGATAGTCCGGCTACACTATTATACTATATTTTCGAGCGCTTGTCAAGCGACTAAAAATTTTTTCTTTTTCCTGAGTTGAGTTTTTGAGTTTGAAATCAATCGTAGAATTTCACAAGTTCCATCACATCAATCGAGTCTGGACTCACGTGCGTGTGAACACTCATGTAGTTAGCCGTCGCGACAACGATCGCCCAACGCTTCAACGGACGCGGTAGCAAGCGCGCCCAGAAATGCCAAAACCGACTGTGATCTTTACCATGCCACTTGAACATCTCCGTCTCCTGTGATTTTGATCTCGGGAAGTGCTATTCCTGGAATTACCTCTTGGAATGGCTTACCGTCGCGGACCTTACCTTTGCCGCGATGTGGAATCTCAGTTCTAGGCCAACCTACCTCATCACAGAACACATCGAAATCATCTTGTAGGTGCTCGAATCGCAGGACGTGTGTCGCATATGGCAGACCGTAGAACATTCCACGATCAAGCCACATGAAATCGGATTCTTGCTCCAGCCAATCGTGGAAACTACCCTCAAAATGTCGTCGCACGTAATACCACGAAACAAGGGTGTCGAATGCGTTGCGCACAACACATCCGACTTTCCAATCAGGACGAAGGATCTCAGGACTTACACCATGCTTTGTCCCTACCAGTTTCAGGTTCATCCCGTTGAATACTGAAGACAATGAAGTCGAGGCTGCCCTCGGATGTAAGATAAAAGCTGCCTTGCGTGCGTTATCCACGTACATGCGTGTGCGCCTTAAAAATAAATATTGAACGTGCCCGCGCCTACGCGAAGCGAGGTGGCCCTTTGTATGCGGCTGGCATTTCTTTGAGTCCAATCTTGTCAGGGAAGACCGGCTCGGGTTTCAGGTCTGTCCTACCGCGGTTCACGATTGCGTTCAGGAAACTTTGTCCGAGTTTGTGCTCATTTTTCATAAAGACGTAGAACGTGGCGATTTTGATCGGCGGCTTTTCCTTCGGCAGTACCGGACCAGACGGATCAAGCCAAAGCTGCTTTTCACTGTCCCAAGCGACAACGTGCCACCAGTTCTGGTCCCACCTTTGCCCGTAGACGACGCCGTTGTACCTCTTGAGGTAGTTCTCGACTCTGGCATATGCCTTCTCTCGCTCAAAGAGTTCTCGGGTTTGCACGCCGTCCGACGTCACCACAGGGATTGTTTCAATCGGAGTTATTGACCACCCACAATTGAGTGCAAAATCAATAATCTCCTGAATGTCGAAACCGGCACGGCACATCGGCTCCCGTAGGTCAGGAAACACGATCTCGGACCCATCGTGCCCAATGCCATCAATTAGCTCTTGGATCTCAATGTCCATGACCATAGCCGCTGCGGCTACACTGCATGACCATCTATTCGGTTGTCCCCGGAATCTCATAGTCTTTGAGCCTTTGCTTGTCTCGATGTCTCTCTGCCCGATTCATTGCTTTCTTGTTCGGTCGTCCAGGGTCGCGTAGATGCTTACCCTCGCCGTTCGCTCTGCGAGACCAATACTCATGGCCCGGACCTTTCCCACCCTTCTTCGATCTACTCAAGGAGATCCTCCGTTATTTCGATGACTCTCGATGCGTGGTGCCGAAGTTCCTTTCCGACACCACAGCACAGTACAACACACTCAAGATCCGTCTCGGTGAGATATTTCGCAAGTGGCGACATGATATTGCTTCCGGTGCCTAGAATCACCTTTTCATCTTTGAATATTTCCAAACGTGTCTGCACGAAACGAAACACGTCACAGGCAATCCCACATTCCCAATTTGAGCGTTTCAGCTCACGACCGCCACAGCGAATGATCTCGGGATACTTGAAATGAGTTTGAAATCCAAGCCGTTGAAGACAAGTGATAAAACCGGAAGCCTCGTTGTTGCGCTGTATACCATAGGCATGAAGCTCCTCAACATCGCCTTCCTCGTTCAATACTTCGAGGACGGATGAGAAATTGAGCTTCTTCCCAAACTTCCGATTTACCCTGTGGTACAAGTCCGACAGGTCAAGAAAGATACCAACGGCCATGATACTACCTCTTCGGGATCTGGTGCCCGGCTTCCCGAGCCTTACTGATTGATACCGCGCGACCTTGCTTTTCCGCTCTTTGACGAGCACGAACTCTCGATTGCGTGTTGCCCGGCGTGTAGGTGTAACATTTACCGCTATCACCCCACTTGAAACCGGGTTTGCCGTTACTCTGGCACCGTTTGACTGGCATCTTTGATCTCCTGCGCCACATTATCAGTGTTGATGTCAACGAATAACGCTAGTTCACGCGGTGCCTCTTCTTGAGACTCTGAAACGTGAATCAGGTTATACATGGCTGGGAAACTTCCCCAATCGCCCCTTATACTCCCAGGCGCGGCCTGCCACGACTTTGTGTCACCAACTAGCTTACGCAAACGACTGATCGCATGTGGTCCCGAAACAACGAAACCGATGATCGGGCGAACCGTCATGAAATTAACAAGATCAGGAAAGAACGGCTGATCGTTGAGAATACCGTAATGTTTCTCAGCCCATGCCGCCGTCTTGTGGCGCATCTGCATCATGTCAATTTGCAGGAACGCATCCTCAATGCGGGAGAATATCCTCCCAATCATGCCGCGCTCGATTGCGTCTGGCTTGATAAGACAGAATGCCCACTGGATATGCTCTGGCTTGTTCATAGAAACCTGTGCCAATTCGGGGGTTCGTGAATCAGGCTTAATTGATCGCCTGAGGTTAAAATCCAAATACCAACACCTTCTGCTTGCATTCTCGGAAAAACTTCCAACTGTCTGCCTGTGAACTTGTACCCTTTGGGCTGCTTGACTTCGATCCAGCGTTGCCCTTCTCCCCGTTTGCAAGCATACAGATCAGGAAACCCGCTCTGAAACAACGAACCAAAGGTTTCGAGCACGAACCACCCATCTAGGGTCAGTGCCTCAATGATCTCATCTTGTATAGCGCGCTCTGGCCCATGCCCTGCTTTTCGTAAGTCTTGTTTCGGTTTTTCTTTCTTCGCACGGAACCGCGCATACGGATTGGCAACCTGTAAGTAGGTTGCCCAGTTTGGTGCCTTGAATAAGCGTTCATAGGAATCATCGGTTGCCTCTTGAAGCACCCAGATTCCTACATCACAAGCTGAAATCTTAGGAAAAGTATCAAGTTGTGCGTCTGTGAACTTGTAATTCTTTACGTTTTTGACTTCAATCCATCGTGGACCGTAACGGCGTTTAGCAGCAAAAAGATCGGGAAAACCGGACTGGTAGGCACAGCCGTGAGTGGATCTAACAAACCAATCGCGCATCCGAAGATAGCGAATGATATTGCTCTGAATCTTAGCTTCTGGCCCTTTCGCAGCCCGGATTTTCCCGATCTTAACCATGCTACTTGACCTCGTACTTGACGCCATTAACAATGGCCCATTCGATAGTACGAGGATCAACTGATTTCAAAATCCGTTTCGGGTCTTCCATATCGACGACCTTCAGACGACCGTGGACATCAAAGTCCCCATAGTGACGGCCCTTCATGACTCGCAACTCACCTTTCATGGCGTTGCGAATAGCCTTCTTCAAGTCGCCTTCATCTGCGGCCGCCAACGCAGCTTCGATGACGGTCTTCGGTTCCACCTTCTTCCGAAAGGCAATCGTGATCGCGGTGCGCGGATACTCCAGTATCTTCTTCAGGATGCGGGTTCGTGAATCTTGGCCCTCAGAACTGTAAACATCCGCAACCGTGAACTCCTTGTCAAAGATGTCACGGCTGATGCTCCATTCGAGTCCATCCTCATTCTGAACAACGACGCTACCGCCGCCAACTTCAAGAACCTTGCCAAAAGAAACGCGCGACCAGTAGTCACCAGATTGAATCTTCATAGGATTTCTCCAAGGTTAAAGTTTTTAGGTCCATTGGACCACTATTCGTTGATTTCACTCTCCGCAATCGCTAACGCCAAAATCGAGATACACTGACGCATGACCGCGTTACCCGATTCCTTATCACAATCCTCAGCGTCCAGCGTTTTCAGCAATTCACAAACGCGTTGGCGATAATACACAGGATTGCCAACGTCTGCAATAATTCTCATAGGACCGGGATCGGTCGGCTTGAACCGGCAGCTATACAGGACTGCCTTGATGCGCGCCGCGTTGACGCCTGTCGTTCTTGCCATCTTTGATACTCCTGTTCGGACCAAACATACGGGGTCGTTTCTGTCGCCAACGAGTCTGTACTGCCTTCTTCGCTTTTTCGAGAATCAACTGTTCCGCCAAACCCTCAACACCGATCAACTCGTAATGCGCCCAAACATCCGGCGGACGTAAGTCCCATGCTTCCTGCAAACCGACAAACTCTTCACTGAGTTTGAACTCATGCAACCAGTCGAACGCACGTGCGAAGTGGCTGGAGTTGTACCGCGGACCCTGAGCAACATTGATCTGATGCTTTGGGATACCCGCAAGTTTCAATAGTGATGCGATCGACTTCAAAAGTTTCTCGACATCAGCGCGTGCTTGTTTTGCCATTACTGGTCAATGCCTCAACAAGTTCATACTTCAGCATCCGACTGTAGTTCGGGATGCCATGATAACGGGCCAGATCAACCAACTCCTGTTTGGTCTTATCCTCAAGACTGCGTTCTCGCATCCACGCACGAACGCCCTCAATATCACATTCTTCGATTGCGCCAATGAGCCACTCACGATCGTCTTTCGTCGATGATTCCCAGAGTTCTCGGAAATTGTACTGTTCGACTACTCGCTTAATGGCTCTGAGGTTCAATGTCCTACGTCGAACCTCCATCTGGATTTGTACCGCCGCGTCCTTGGTTCTCACGAAACGAATCCTCCATCGTTTTGGCATACTGTTCAAACGTATTGCAGAGCTGGCAATATAAACTGCCATCTGCTGGTCCGAGAGGAACGTATGCGCTTTTCTCTATCAAGCTCTCAAGGAGACTTGCAAGAGAGTTTAAGTGGTCGTACCAAGCCTCTGCGTTTATTTCTCCGCCCATGATTGTAAGTCTTCCTCCCATTCGATTTTAATCAGAGGAATAATGTCAACGTAGCGTGAGACTTCTTCTTTAACGGTTCGAGTGATTTGTTTACTGATTTTAGGATCAGCGGCAACCATGATCTCGTCATGGACATTCATAGGAGCGACGAGCCAAGGAGCCACGCCCGCAGGTTGTAGATCCCAAACTCTGCGCTCGACTGCTTTCGTAATCCCCGCCCCAGTAGACTGGATGACGTGGTTTGCGGCAGCCCGCATATTGTTGCCTTGCAATCCGAAGGCCGCGCCAAAAAGAGCGCTTCGACATGCGCCTGAAGCCGTTTGCTCGCGATCTCGACGCACAACCTTGATACGGACCTGCTTCCATTCGTCAGGAGGGTCGTTGGCAAGGTCGTATAGGGCCTTACATATTTGATTTTCGAGGGTGAAGTACCGTCGGAATCCGAGGAGTGATTCAATGTAGTCTCGTGGTTCATGCCATATAACCTTGCTGCCGATTCCACCCGGTTGACGCATCGAGCAGAACCAATCAATGACTTGTTTGCGTGCTTTTTCAACTCCCGGATATCGTTTGTAGAATCGGTCGAATGTTTCTTCTGCTGCTTCCTTCGTTACACCAAGTCGATTGACAAGTGTGTTAGCGTCGCCACCATAGTTCAAACCGAAGACTGCTCGTTTTCCTTGAGTATAGTAGTCAATACCCGACTTTGCACCCTTAGAACGCATGACAGTATCATAATCAAGATCCGGGTAAATGCTCTGAGCGAGTAAAGCGTGAATCTTCTTGCCACTTTTGAGATCATCCTCAAGACCTTTGTCTTTGTAAACGGCACAAGAGATAACAACCTCAAAGGACCAGAAGTCGCCACCATCAAGCTGCATACCAAGGTCAGCAAGTGTGAAGCAACTTCTCACGTATTCCGAGCTTATGATGCCTTGCGGATTAAGACCATCAGCGCCTGACATCCGGGTTGAAAGCGTTCCGATGACAACAAATGATGCGTGAAATCTCCCTGCTTGGATGAGCTTGTCATAAAGCTCAACCTCTTTCTTTGCTTTACGGGCGTCCCTGACGGCTCGTGCTCGCTCAGCGACTGGGTGTGGGTTTCCTTCTTCATCTTCCCAATAGTCCGTGAATTTTTGGGTTTCTTCGTCCAGCTTACCGCCGATCTCTTCTAGCACCACATCTTTGGTGCCTCGGAGATCAAGTATTTTGATTTCATCCTCATCCATGACTTCCCCGAGCCAGCGTTTCACCGCAGTCGGGGCAATGGGAGCCTTGGCAGCACGAACAAGGGCGTCGGATCTTTGGGCTTTGACCTTTTCGAGATCAACCGCGTACCCACGCCACCTTACAGCGCCGACCATACACGCGAGTTCAGAATCATCGTCACCGGCCACAGCATCGGCAAACTTCTCGTGTTTGTGAAGACCGCGCGTGTAAATGACATCATTCGTAGCGTATCGTTGGGCAAGTTCGTTATACCGCCAATGATCAATATGGAACTTAATGACCTCTGGCCATGTACCATTCCATCGACCAGGACGACCCCAAGTCAAGGCAAAAGGCGCGTATCCGCCATTTTCTCCTCCCTCATATGGTCTCAGTTTTGCGGGCGGATCAACATCCGTGAACTTGAAAATTAACTCTTCCTTTACCCCGAGCAAATGTTGTGCGAGAGATTTTAGACTCATGTCCGGCTTGAACTTGAGTACAATATCTCGGAACTCAGGATCTTTGTTCCCGTCTCTGTCTTCGTTGTCGGCAATGTTCCACTGTGGAGCGGTCGGGTCTTTCCGATTGTTGAAGTAAATACCGTCGAGTTGAACTCGGTTTGCTAATTCAGAACGCAGACGCTCCGCCATGATGGACGGAACTCGCTTGACTCGAATATCCTTTCGCGCCATGAGACACTGGTACGGTCCCTTGCGGGCGTGCAGCATCAGATCCAGTGCGGCCTTCGGCTTGATGCAAAGTCCTTCGGTCCGTGCTCGTTCTTCAAGAACGGCCAGTTCCTCAATGTGATCCTCTGGCAAAGCATCGTAGTCATGGAACAAGCTGAAGGTCGTATAGAGTTTGGAAATATGGAACCAATCAAACGTGAGATTGAACCCACAAACCTCATTCTCGCAGAACCACTCGATCAGCTCCAAAGTCTCTTGGATCGGCCGCTTCCACACATGATGCAGGACAACCGGACCATCATCCTCGGCATATTGAATCAGGACGCACATGCCGTGCAGTCCACAAGTTTCAGTATCGAAGTAGATCATATTTTGATTGTGAGTCCGAGCTTGTGTTCTGAGATTTGTTGACCGTCTGCTTCGTAAAGGATCATTGTTCCGCTGTCGAAATTGATTTCGATTATCGGAACAACCATGTCCAGCTTGAAATTTCCAAGTCCAACTTTAAGTCGGCAACGGTAAAATTTAAGATGACCTTCGTCAATGATATCAACATCTTCCCAATCGAACAGGTCTTTTTCCATCAACTGTGCTCCAGACAGAAATCTTCGGAACATTCCCCGGTGTGTTCATCAACCAAAATCTCAATTTCTTCCTCGTGTTTCAAGGCTTCCTTCAAAATCTCGGCTATCTCTTTTGGTGTCCGTACCGAATTGTAGATCGCAACCGACAATCTCATATAAGCTGTCATTGATTTTAACCTCAAAATGTGGGTCGCGGAGTGACTGGAATTGAACCAGCATTTTCACCTGGGTGATGTCCTACCGTTAGACGACACTCCCACCCACTTTGGACCAAGTGGGGCGTAGGGGATTTGAACCCACTGATACGGGGTTGAAGGCCCCGTGTGCTAACCGCTACACTAACGCCCCAAAGGGCTCTGGCCTGACTACACCAGGCTGCACTTCTAAGCTGACATCCGCGGCTTGTCTACTGGCAGAGCCCTAAAAGGGAAGACACCACATCTTCCAAAGTTCAAAAAGCCGAGGCTGCGGCGGGACCATGCCCTTTCGGCACCCGGTCCCGCCGCTGGCCTCTAGCCACCGTCGTGACTAGGTACAACTCTCCGTCGAGAGAGGGGCGCTGCAGTCGCCTGGAGTTGCCACCTCGGCGCTCTGTTGCTCTAACGCAGCAACAGGAATGACATAAGATTTTCCAATCTCCTGGCATTGGTGTTTGATTTCGAGATACAACTCAGCCGTGTTGATCTCACCATTCGCCCAAGCCAGGCAACGTGTAGCGAAGCCAAAGCCGGGACCGGATTTACCAATGTGGTGAATCATGTCCTGAACTTCATTCTTCGCTCGTCGCTTCTTCTTGTAGGGGTCTGCTTCTGGTTTCTTCGCGACACTGATTCCCTTCTCACCACGAAGCAGAGCATTCTTGATTGCCCGGACAGCAGCAAACTGCGCTTCCTGTACCTTCGTCGGGTCATCAGATGTCCCCTTGAGTCCGTAAATCTGCTTAATCTGCGCCTGGTTCAAAAGACCCGCGGCAGCTTCCTCCTGAATCACTTCCGGCAGTTCTAACAGATTGTATCGAATCTGCACCCAAGATCGAGTGCGCCCAACAGCTTCCGCAGCCGCTTCCTGCACAAGACCCAATTCCTTGAGCTTGAGGAGCGCCTTCGCCTCCTGCAAAATGTTGAGTTCGGCCCGTTGGAGGTTCTCGCTGAGGTTGAACACCCGAGCTTGAACCTCCGTGAGCCCACGTTTGATCATCGCCGGAATGACATCTCTGCGAAGAATCTCAAAAGCACGGTGTCGTCTGTGACCGGCAACAATTCTGTAACATTTTCCGTCCGGCAACTCGCCCGCAATCTCTTCGGCTGGCTGCACGGCGATCGGAAACTGCAAACCGTTTTGGTCAATATCCTTCGCAAGCGAATGAACATCCATCGGAGCAATAAATCCACGACAGTTGAAACCCTGATCCGAATGGATCTCAGCCATCGGAATCTCATGTACTTCATAGTTGTTGTCCATTTTAACCCTCTGGCGATGCGAGTGAAACTTTATAACGCTCAGGTGTTTCCACTTCACGGCGGAGCTTGATAGGCAAACGCCACGTCATGCCGCGTTTTTCGTGGACGCCATGCAACAACTGCATGGGCTCGTTGTATGCGTCCAAGCTGTTAAAGGCATAAGGATCAGTCCCGATCCAGGCCCCATTGATTATAGTCTCACCCTTCAACGCTTGCTGCGTTCCGAGCGTGTGGAAATGGCCCATACAGTAGTAGTCGATCCTTCGATCATGGGCGGCGTTCAGGGCCATGAGTCGGCGTGTCTTGCGTTCAATACCATACCAAGGCACGCCAGCCCAACCACGAATGTCATCGCCGTGCGAAGTGTGGAAGTAGAATCCTTCGATTTCGATGACGGCGGAGAATGAGTCTGGAATCAAAAATTCAACGTTCCACAAATCCTTGCAATACGAACGTGATGTCTCAGCGATCAGATAATCCCAACTGTCCCAGGCTGCCTGGTAATCTTTCTTCCGAACATCCTTGCGACGGCCGTGGTTGCCACTCAGATACAGAACCTTAACCTCGGGGAACCACTCCGAGAGATCACGGATCATTTGAGCATGAAACTGACCAATCGCCAAACAATTCCTCATCATGTTGCCGAAATGACTGTGTTCAACGGCTCGATGAATCTCACCGCCTGTGTGGTCGCCGTAGGCCAAAACCCAAAGCGTATTGAACTCATAACCCACCATCCGATTGCGGGTAAAATCACAGACCGTATCGACAAGATTCTCGCCGCGAGCCATTGCTACATTGAAGTCGTGACGCTCCAAATCCTGAACACGGTGCGGTAGGATCACAGAATCATGATGTCCGTCGCTCAAATGTAGAGCACATGATTCCTTAACAGGGCCTTTGACTAACTTCTGCCAGGATGGATATGGTGGCGGAATCGGTTGTGCCAATTCCTGAAGCTGCTCTCCCAGAGCTTTCAAAAGCATCTGGTTCTTTTGAGCTGCGGATAGTTGAGCCTTCGTGACACGGAGTTCATCCTGCATCAGATGAATCCGGCCTTCTAGCTCATTCACAACTCCGAGTTCAGACTCAGGCAAATCAGCTTTCGTTTGCTTCTTTTGTGTCTCCCCTCTACTGAAGACACCCATCTTGTTCAAGCGGTAACTCAGCGATGACACAGGCATCTCAGCTTCACGCGCTGCCTGAGCTATCGACATTCCGTTTGCAACTTTGGCCGCTGCCGCAGCGACCAGCTCATCGGAGTGTTGTTTCTCGAACTTAGTCATTAAGACTCTCCAAGACTTGAGCCATTGAGATGTCGATACCCATTGTTAGATCCTGTCTCGCCCTCTTCTCCTCTATGTTTTGATAAACAAGGTAATCTGTTGGTAGATGAAAAAGATCAATAATGGTAGCACCGCGTACAGTATCCATACCAACGCGGTGAATGCGATCTTCGCTCTGTATCCGATCAACAGCGTTAAAAGTGTTCGACCAGTACACACACGAAGGCGACGCAGTGAGCGTAAGACCCATACCAGCAGCACCAGGCTGACCAACAAACCCAATGTTCCGATTGTCATTGCTTTGGAATAACTCAAGAGGGTTGACATCTGGAATAGAACAATGCTTCCCACGGCCGTCCCAACGGAAGACTTCCCACTTCATGTCTTCGAAGATTCGGACGCAGCGATCGACGGAACCAGTGAATCCTGCGTACACGACCAAGCGTCCAACCTCTGCGTGTCGCTCAATCAGATCACGTAGGGCATCCTCCTTCGGACACTGAACTTCTTTCGCGAAGCGTGTGAACGTGTCTACCTCACCCCTACCACTGCAACGAATGCACTCAATGAGTTTACGATCAAAATGTCGTTCTCGCCAGTCATCCTCGGACTCATCGAGTTGCAACGGTGGAAGATTGAGTTCAAACTCGGGTTTGATAACCCAATCCATCATTTCCTTTTTGCCCTCGCAAATTGGGCAGGTCTCAACACCTGTCTTCTCCTGGTCGTACAGGAAGCCGTCAGATAGCGTTCGAAGGCGGACCAACGCTTCAGCAACGCTTGGAGCCGTCGAGGCAATAGTCCGAGCAATCTGGATGAGCTTCTTCGTGGGTTCAAGATGTATCTTGTCATAACGCTTGTCGGGCAAGTCTACGCAATCTTTCTTGAATTGCGTTAGAACAAGGCCGCTCATTCTGCGGTGTAATTTTGCAACCTCATTGACTGCGAGTGTGAAATCATGGATAGCGACATCTTCGTCATCGCAGAACTGAGCCATCTCAGAATTGTGCTCCGGCGCGCCTTCTTCCTTGCCACACACGTCACATATACCGTCTCGATCTTTCCATGTCTCGATGTGCGGAAACGCACCAGCACCAAAATCGCGTTCAACCACAACGGCCAAGCGACTTCGTAGTTTGTTGTAATCTCCCTCAATCAAATAACCCGGACGAGCGATGTGGCACTGCATCCACCAATCCAGTGGACTTTTGGGTGCTGGAGAGCCCGTCATCAGGACAATGTAGCAATCGTCTCCCCAATACTCTCGCATTGCACATGCGATCATGTACGCGGCCTGGGATCGTTGCGACGTTGGATTCTTATACATGGACGACTCATCCAGAGTCAACCACTGCGGCGGAACAATGTCCATGCCTTCGAGTTCCCGGATACGCTTGACCAAGCCTCTGTCGGTCATCATTTCCGGTCGAATTCTGGCGTTCCACTTTTTGAGTTCAAGATCAACGGCATCCAGAGCAGATCGCGGGGCGACGTACCAGCAACCATGTGGATCAGCCTGTTCGCGAGCCTCGATCTCGGATAGAGTTTTGCCGACGCCCATTTCGCCAGCTAGGATACACTGCTTGCGAGTCAGAAAGAAACGTACTGCGGTACACTGATGGCTCATGAGACAATCACGAACCATCGTGGTCTCAATCAAATCCTGCTTGTACCTGGCATACGGTTTGTGACCCTGAAGATAAGCCAGTTGGAAAGCGTTATGCTGCGTATCCTTTGCGGACCAGAGTTTGTCACGGCCAAAAGTCTTGAGAACGAAATCACGATGCGGAGCGCCCTCGTACCCGTGGTACGCATGACCCTCCATCATCTTGATTTCAGCATTTAACTTTTTACTAAATCCTGCGAGAAAGAAGATTCGATCTGCGACATACACCAGTTTCACAGGAAACCAGCGCTTCCCTAGGGCGAGCTTCGTCTCGATTGTTTTCATATTTTGTATTCTAGAATCAAGGTTCCATCTGAGAGTGATTTCTGCCGATAGTCATGCCAAACATCACTAAAGCCAAGTTTCTCGAACATAGCTTTGATTTGGTTGAACAGCGCACGCAATCGTTTGGGTGCATTCTCAGAGCAGCACGTCAGCACTGCTTGTCGCCATTCGCCCAAATTTCCAGAAACAATTGCAAGTCGTTGTTTGTCAGCTTTCGTTGAAACAGTGTCCAGGTTCGTATTTTCAGCAATTTCCAAGATCACTGAGTTTGAACTCAGGACCATGAACGAGAAGAACAGATGCTGAAGATACGGGCCTGGACGCCTAAGCTGTGCTTTGGCGTCCACTTCCTTACCGATTTTGAACTCAGCAAGGCTGGCCGCATACTTAGCCAGGTCGGATAACTTCGAGGGCGAAGCATCAGTACCCCTAGCAGGACTACGACCGAGTATCTCCGTACATACTTGTAGATATTGTTGCCAAGCAACATTTGTCAACGCAATAGGAGCAACTCGGTCGTCATACATCAGCGCTCAACGTCCTCCTTGTCGCTGTCATCCACCTTCTCACCGGGGCTGAGCTTCGGAGGATTCTTGAAACGCTGAATCTCATCCTCGACCGCATCAGGGTCGGGGAGAACGGAGGGGAGCGCGGAACAAGCACCGATGACGGGTCCGTGCCACTTGTACTTTCCGTTGTCGATCAGGCGAGACTTGAGATTGCACGCCTTTCCACCGAGGAACGGACTGAACTTGCGGGCCACACGCTTCATCGTTTTGGAGCCGCAGAACAGCGTAGCAAAGACGTTCTCGGAAGGAACCCAGACAAGGAACTCGGGGCCGCACATTGCGCCAACGACGCCACTGGCCTGGAGTTCTTTGATACGAACGTACTCGGGATCAGCCGTGTCGTAGACGACGGTGATTTCGCCGTCTTCTTCTTTCTGGAAAGCACGAGCACGTACAACGAAGATGACAACATCGATCTCTTTGCCGAGATCAGTAATGTTGCCGTCGCGGACGATACCGTAGTTGCCGCCACTGATTTTACCCTCAGCGACGGCACTGCTCTTCGTGGTGAACAATTGAACATAGGGAAGGAACGTACCGCCGGACGCGACGTCGTTCAGCAACGCCTGATCCGCGGCAATCATTTCACCACCAAGAGACTCAACAGGAACGAGAGCTTTGTCTTCTGACATTTGTACCTCTGAAGTGAAAGGTTAAAAGAAGAACCCAATGAAACCGGCAAAGAAAAGCAACGACCTGCGCGGCATCATGCCGCACAGGCCGCGCCCGGGAGATGGAAATCAGTCTTGCGCTGCCTGCTTGGCCTCGTACTCTTCCTTGGCCTTCGCGGCGGCTTCGGCGGCTTCCTTCGCCTTCTTCTCTTCGCGCTCGGCCTTCCGCTTGGCCTTCTCTTCCTCGATACGCTGACGCCGCTCATTCCAAGCAGCCTCTTGCACCTGCACGCTGACAGGATCAAGATTCAGCACCCACTGAAGGGCGAGGTAAGCCGCGTCTTCCTTGGTGTCGCAGTCAGCGACCAGCGAGGACACGACAGTGCGGCTGGCGAGTTCAGACTCAATATCGGTCTTCTTGCGAAGTCGAACCGTGGGTTTGAACTCAGGCTTGCTCGCTTCCTTACCCTTCTTCTCGGCTTCCTTGATTTCCTTCAGGCGGGTGGTCACGAGCGGGCCGAACTCGGTCGTCGGCATGGACATCGCACCGTCAATGTAGTTCATCTGCTCCTCGTGAGGCAGCTTCGCCAACACAACGGCGTTCGATACCGCGATCTTGCCTTCATCAACGAGAGCCTGGACCTGCTGCTCCAACTTGAGCAAGTTGAAACGCTGGCTCAGCCACGTCGGGCTCCGGTGAACACGATTCGCCAGATCGACCATCGTCCACGTCGGGTTGGCCGAAATGATGCGCTGCAAGTGCTTCGTGTACTGGACCGGCTTCGTCTCGACACGCATCGCGTTGCCGATGATCTGAGCCAAGTGAGCCTCGGTCTCGTCAAGATTCTTGACGAGGACGGGGATCTCGCTGAGTCCAACCTCAGAAGCAGCCGTGTACCGGTGCAGGCCGTCGATGATCTCGTAAAACGTAACGGTGGTCCCTTCAACGTCTTCGGTTCGCTCACGAACGTTGATGGGGTTCAGAATACCGATCGAAGGATCGGCGATCGAGTCCCGGAGTTGGATATAGTCTTCGGACTCTCGATCAACGGAGCGGAGGGCGACCGGATTCGGTCGAATGTCGGAGATGGGAACTACTGCTGTGGTTCCACTCATACTTAGTTCTCCCATGAAATTGAAAAGAAACTCAAAACGTCTTGGAGGTCGTTTCCATTTTCTGAGTTTGAACTCAAGTTGCCGGTTTCAAAAACTCAACTCAGAATTCCATCTGAATGGAAATCCTCCCGCTACTCTATTATAGCCCGAAAATCGCGAATTGTTGCGCAGAATTTTATTCAATTATATTATATACACGCACGCGAGGAATCATCGTAAGTTGTTGCTATCAAAGGACTTACGTCGCCTGTTAAATTGACTAGTGTTTTTAGTTACGTCGTAAGTTGTTGCTATCAAAGGACTTAGGTGCAAAGTTACAGGTTATGTCGCGCCACTTACTGCTATATATTTTATTGAGTTGAGTTGAAAGCATACGGGCAATACAGAAAATATGTAACCTGTAATTCGACGTAAGTTGTTATTATCAAAGGACTTAAAATTCTGCGCAACAATTCGTGTAAACTGGGCTATAATAGTCTAGACAACCATTCTATCTAAACACATAAAACACTGATTTGAGTTCTTGAGTTCAAACTCAATTTCCCATCTTCGCCTCTGAGTTCAAACTCAATCCTTAATGTTCTGAGTTAAGAATCAGTAGGGTCCGGGAGATGGGAGATAAATATGCCGTTGCAGACCGAGGCTATCAAGGTTTTCCTTGAGGCCAACACTCACGCTGACTTAGCAGCTCTTTATAATGCGGAAATGGAAGTCCAGGTCAATGCCGCCCAAGATGGTGGTGTCAGAATCACTGGGGAGTACCAAGGCCGCCAATGGAACGGATGGGCCGATCCTGACGATCCAGCTCTAATCTGGAAATCGTATCGTATTCCCTACAAAGCAAAGACCAATCCTGAGTACAAACCCAAAAAACAATCTTGGCCTCTGGGTTTGCACGCCGAAGGGATTGGAATGACCGGGTGGAACTGGGTCAAGAAACAGAGTATCTGGGTTGCTTACGACTTTGACTCTGTTGCGAATCACAAACAAGGACTGACGGCAGAAGAACTGGAAGCAGTTAAGAACGCCGTTATGTCGATTCCTTGGATCACGGTTCGCATCTCAACGTCTGGGAAAGGAATCCACTTCTACACGTTTCTCTTGTCGGTTGCTACCGCCAACCACACCGAACACGCTGCGCTCGCACGTGCGATTCTCGGTATGCTCTCCGCTAAAACCGGGTTTGATTTTCAAAGCAAACTCGACGCCTGCGGTGGGAATATGTGGGTCTGGCACCGCAAGATGAAGGACACCGATGGGCTTAAACTCATTAAGAAAGGTTCCATCTTACGTGAGATTCCAGCCAACTGGAAAGATCACATTGACGTTGTTCGTGGCAATCGTCGCAAATGTCTGCCTCGTTACGTTGAACAAGACGAGATAGACGAGTTCGAGGAACTATGCGGCACGCGCCCGCGTATCAAGCTCGACAGTGCGCATTTGAGATTACAATCATTTTTGGACGACAATAACGCTCAATGGTGGTGGGACAAGGATCACTGGATGATGGTCTGCCACACCGCTGATCTCAAAAAGGCACATACTGAGCTTGATCTCAAAGGGATCTTTGAAACAGTCGCACAAGGCAAGGAACGTGGAGCCGATCATAACTGTTTCGCTTTCCCGCTACGCAAGGGAGCGTGGACCGTGCGTCGTTACACCCCAGGTGTAGGCGAACACGCATCATGGGAGCAGGACGGCACGGGTTATACTCGCTGCTTCTATAATCAAGAACCGGATCTCAAAACAGCCTCACGCTCGCACGATGGCGTTGAAACTGAACAAGGCGGTTTTGAATTTACGGAAGCCGAAGTCGCAAAATCCGTAGCCACGTCGCTCGGAGCAAATGTTAGTCTACCGCCGTGGGCAGCCGGTCGTCGTACTATCCTGAAACATCACAAAAAGGATGGCCGTTTGATCGTTGAGGTCAAACGCGAATCCCAAGATAATGGTGGTGATATGTCAGGATGGCGCGAAGACAAAGGTTGGTGGAAACGTATCTATAATACCAAAGTTACGCCGGTCACTGAACCTGAAACGGGCAATTATGACGACGTTGTTCGTCACTTGATCACAGACGGTGGTGATGACTTTGGCTGGGTCATCAACGCTGGCGGTGGTTGGCAAACGGAACCGTTGAACCATGTCAAATTGAGTTTGAAATCACTGAACTTCAACGACCGTGAGATTAGCACAATCCTCGGTCAATGTGTCATGCGCGGCTGGACGTTAGTAAACAAGCCATTTGAAGACGAATTCCCCGGCGACCGCCAGTGGAACCGCGGCGCTGCACAGTTGAAGTTCAAACCCAAACTGGATGAACCATTCATACATCCGACCTGGACTCGTGTTCTCGATCACGCGGGCGCTGGGCTCACAAAGACTATAGAAAAACACCCTTGGTGCCAAACGAATGGCATCCTGACGGGTGGTGAGTATCTCAAGTTATGGGTCGCATCGTTGTTTCAAAAACCAACGGAGCACCTGCCTTATTTATTCTTCTTTTCAGAGGAGGAAAATACAGGAAAATCAACGTTTCACGAAGCAATCAGCCTGCTTATGACAAAGGGTTATACGCGGGCGGACGCTGCTTTGACTTCAAACTCAGCTTTCAACGGCGAACTTGAAAACGCCGTTCTTTGCGTCGTGGAAGAAGTTGACTTGTCTCAGCATAAGCAGGCCAGGAATCGAATGAAGGATTGGGTCATGGCCGAGCTTCTGCCAATCCACAAAAAGAACCAAACGCCTTACCACATCGTTAACACTACACACTGGGTCCAATGCGCAAACTATGAATCATACTGTCCAATCTTCCCAGGTGACACGCGCATAACAATGTGCCACATGCGCCCACTGACTGAGGCTGAACTCATTCCTAAAGTTCAACTTATGAGCATTCTGGAAAAAGAGGCTTCAGACTTCCTCGGTGCGTTGATGGCCGTTGAGCTACCGCGGTCAAATTCTAGGCTCAGTATTCCAATCATAGAGACGCAAGAAAAGAAACAAACCTCACGCAAAAACATGAACGCTCTGGAATTATTCATTGAGGAATGTTGTTTCCACATTCCAGGTTCCATGACTGAGTATAAAATCTTTTGGGAAACCTTTTTCAATTGGCTTGACGCTGAGGAAGCGGGCAACTGGACCAAAATCCGGGTGGGACGAGAATTGCCGAGGCGATTCCCGAAGGGCCGCAACATGAAGGATAAAGCCAAATTCTATATCGGAAACGTGAGTCTGGACTCAACGAGACCAGACAATGAAACTCCTTGGGTCTTAGATGGAGATAAATTGGTACAATGAAAATCGTCGCTGTTGGACATAAGAAAAGTCGTGGCAAAGACACTCTCTGCAACTTCATGTTGAACCATCTTCAGATCAACTGTGATGGTTGCACTGTGCGGAAAGTAGGATTTGCGGATAAACTCAAAGACGTGGCTTACCAACTATACGGTTGGGCCGGTCTCCAGCGTGGTGTGTACTACGAGACTCACTACAATGAAAAGGAAATCGTACTACCCGCCATCGGCCAAACACCACGTGATCTCTGGATCGGCGTCGGCAACAAAATGCGTGAAGTCTATGGCCCAACTTGGATACACTACATCACAAAAACCGACCAAGGGGTCGATGTTTTGCTGATCAAAGATTTGGGCTATCGCAACGAAGGTTACGCCGTCCGAGAGGCTGGTGGCGTTCTGGTCAGAATCGACCGTGAAGGCCCTCTTGACGATGATCCTCGTGAGACTGAACTCGATGAATGGTCTGACTGGGATGCCATCGTGTGCAACAATGGCTCATTGCCTGACTTACACGCTCAGGCTGTGACTTTGTGTGAGGATTATGTCCTATGATCCACCTAAACGGAAACCTGTTGGCCGTTGTCGATGTCGAAACGACCGGATTCATACCCGGTCACCATGATGTCGTACAAGTCTGTGTTCTGATTTTGAACGAATTTCTAGAACCGGATAAGCGCGTCCTTCCATTTTACGTGGACATGAAGCCGAAGCGACCTGAGAATATCGACCCTAAGGCGCTCAAGGTCAACCGTCTCAAGTTCGCTCAGTTACAACAACGGGCTCTTGATCCTTTCGACGCTGCCGATATGTTCGACGATTGGTTTGAAGCTCTCAAAACAGATACGCAGAAACGGGACGCGCTATTACCAGAAGGTAAAAAGCTCGCCCCGGTGGCTCAGAATTGGGTTTTCGACCGTGGGTTCATAATCGACTGGCTTGGTCCGAAGACCTATGACTCAATTTTCCATCCCTGGTATCGGGACACCTTACCGACAGCACAATATCTCAACGACGCACACTACCACGATCCGATGACAACTCACCAGCACAAGGCCCCATTCCCGAAATCAAACCTAGCGTATCTTTGTTCACAGCTTGACATCAAGAATCATGGAGCCCACGATGCGCTTCAAGATTGCATCGCTACCGGAGAAGTGTATAAACGGATGGTGCTACGCCAGATCCGGTAGCTTGCATTGTTTGCAGATTTCCATGTTCACATCCTGATTTCTGATTTCAGAATCAGGATGGTTACACTTACTCATAACAGTGTACTTGCCATTCTGCAACAAATACGGTGCAACAATCCGAAACTTGCACGGACGTATATCGGGAATCAGGCGTCGTGGATTATTAGGGTCGTGCGCAAAGCCACCCATATTCGGCGCAATGCCGTCAAAAAGCAGACTCCCATCGGGACGTACCACGAACGACTTTCGGGAAACCGGAGCGTCTCGTGGTACGTCTTTTTGTTGATTACAACCGCCACAACCCATTGCTGTTCTCCTATAGCCATTCGTCGTTGATGTCTTTGATATCTTCCCATCGTTGCGGGTCACCAGGTCGGCTACCGGCGTTCATAGCACGCTCATCCTCAGGCGGCTCTTCACATTCCGGTCCCCACTTGTCGATCAGAGTCAATCGACCACTTAGCGCGCCCACAATCCACGGCTGACCAACAGTTGCATTGTACGAATTGGCCAATTCCTTGAGAGCTGCACCATAAGCGTCGGCCGCCTCTCGCGAGTTGAACCAGATATTCGAACATTTCTCAGCAACGTCGATCACACCGAAGCCAAGGGCTTGACCCATATCGCCTTCTTCGGCTGAGATTGTATCGTCTTCTTTCTTAACGATACCCACGTCAGAGACGCAGAATCTCACACCAGCCGAGCAGTCAGGTGGCTCTTCCGGCAAGCTGTCCATTGGGTCTTGGTCACCGTCACCACCGCCACCATCGCCCGAGTTGGGATTGTTGGCGTTCGTGTTGCCTTGACTCTGCGCTTCCTGCTCAGCGAGCGCTTGCTCCACGTCGATGATTTCAGAGCTACGTGCTCCGATCGGGTTCTTAGCGGTGCCGACATCAGTCTCACCGGAGCCCGGTACCTCTTTCGTGGGCGCTTGATCATCTTGGTCGGACGGCTGCGAGTCTCCCTGGTCCGGCCGACAGTACGGGTTGCCAGGATCACCAGGAGGCGTAATGGGCGCAACACCAGCACGCCGACCACAGTTCGTGGTCTGGAAGTGTGCTGTGAATCCCTGCGGTGCGGCCAGTGGGTGACTTCCCGGCGGCTCGACATCAACATTCGGGCCACTACCGCCAGCCTTGCCTTGTTGATGATCCTCGATGGTCGGGAAAATGAGTGTAGTATCAATGTTGGCAGGCCACGCAAAATCGTAAGCACTTTGTTCTCCAGATCGAACTGGTGTCCAGAGAACAAAATCAATCTCGTGATTCTCGGAATTGTACGTAGCCTCCTCTACAATGCATTTTATTGTGCTCAGTGAAAAATCTGGCAGCGTTACGCTGGCAATGTCGAAGACTTCAGCTTGCAGCTTCGTCAATGGCGTTCGACATTGAATCTTGCGCCAAGTGTTGGCCATACGAATCAGCCAAAATGTAGCCGTCTTTTCAACAAGCTGTATGTGGTCAAGAGCGAAGAAATCGAATTCCTGCTCCTGAGTCCCATAGCGCGCCACATTGTACCGGTAAATTGCAGTGTTGGGATCGTCGATCGCGTGATCATGTTTCCATCTTGCAACAAACTTGGTGACAAGCTCTTCCGTCTCAGTGTGCGAAAGCACAAACGTTTCCGGTAGGACATCAGTCTCATTGATTGTAAAATCAGAAGACGGTTCTTCACTCAAGTAGATAAGATAAAACGTATCATTTCGGAGGATAAGCGCGCACCTCGCCTGGAAAGCAATATCTCGAAGCAAATCGAGAATATTGCCACGGTCCAGTAACGGGAAGTGCATCGGATACTCTGTCAGTTTCGTCTTGACAGCGTTGAACGTCGTTGAGTCGTAACTGAACGACGTATACTTGTTGATCAGCCAGATCAAAATGTCAACGGTGTTTGGTCCGACACTTGACGTCAACGTTACATAAATGTCGTCCTCATAACCCTCGCCGTACCGGCTCAAGGGCTTGTTCATAACGACCTCGGTGACGTTGTAACCGCCGAAATCGGTAATCCTCGTGGTGTACCGACTGGTCGGCACCGACACAAGCTGTCTGACGCCAGTATCCGGGAACGTGCGGTACGCCGCCACACGCAAAATGGTGCTAGGCAGAATGTTGCAGATGTACGGAATTTCCTCGTTCCCGACCAGGACTACCTCGCAGCCCGGCTCCGCCCAATAGAAATCCGCGTGCGGGAACGTCGCAAGGTACTCCCAACCTAGACCGTGACTATCATCTGTTTCACCGCATCGCGTGATGTGAAACAGAACCTGGTCACGTGAGGCGTATTGTGGGATATCGCCACCGGCGAACCCGCCTGGGTTCAATAGATTCAAAGACCGCACTGCACAGACCGTTCGCGACTTGACAGGAGGAACTGTGAGTTCAAACTCCTGCGGGTGTGTCGCCGAAAGCACGGTGAATGTCTTGCCAGCGAACGTCCCTCTAAGAACCGCCGCGTCACAGACCTTGATGTTGATGATCTGGTTCTGCGGAAACAGCTCCCCATTGATGATTTGGAGCGTCTGTCCCGGCTGAATTGAGTAGCTGTTTTGCAGCGCTAGCTCAGCCTCCCACTCTGCAATTGTCCCCTTCTTACGACAATAGCAGCCCGGCTCAGGCATAAAGACAGTATGCGCCGTCTGACCAGACAGCGTTAGCCGGATATGGAATCCTCGGAACACAAGAGGGCAGCAAACACTCTTTAACTGTTCAAGTCGTGCAGCGAGTGTAAAATCAGCGATACCGAACGGCGTCTGCAAGATGCCGGTGTACGGCGAGCGCGTACGGAGAGCGGGAACATGGATCGGCGTTCCGAAACAGAGAGGCCATGCCTTGCCAATCAATGAAGGGTCAACGTACTCGAAATTTCCCTGCTCGATCGAGAAACCATACTCAATATCCTCGATCTGTTGCATCACGTCGAATCGAACAGTGCGGTCGCCCTCATGCCATTCGATTGGACTAGAGATCAGGCCCTTGAAGAGAAGAAATCGATCAGAGAAATCAAGACCCTTATACCATTGATACACCCAAGCTGGCCGCTTGTGTACGTCAGTCTGGTCAAGGATATTCTTGACGCTGCCATCAGTATCATCAAGCGTAAAGGTCAATTGCTGCGAGTCACCTACGGTGCCTTGCGACACACCGCTAATAGTGATCACATTATCAAGGCCACCGACTTCCAGAATGGTGCCGCTGACGCTTTCTCCAGGGACTTCAGTGTCGCCATATCGCATCACAGAGGCATCATCAGCCCATTGCACTTCGAGAATGATAACGGGTTCCGTACCCTGTTTCTCGGCCAGTTTTGCTAAGCCATTGGCTGAGATTGTTCTCATTGCTTCGTTCCCTCAAATTCAATCTGGATACTTGCGTACGTTTCACCGGTCAGGCCCGGATTGGGCGAGGCAAAATAACTAGCGTTCTCAAACTCGTTTGGATTCGTTGTGATCCACCCAATCCAGAGCTGATCCTCATGATCGAGAAGTTCGATCTTTGTTCGATAATAAGCGAGCAGAAACGCCCGAAACTCAAGCGCTTTCATGCGAGTCATGCGAAATCGCATCTGTAGGCGCTTCCGGCCGTCCTTTGATCTGACATACGTGTATAGCGTATTATCCATACTACGCTTACGATCCAAGTCCATTGTGTAACCTTCCGAGTCCCCAAACTCAGGATTCGGAAGGAACACGTATGTTTGGACACCTGGATATGGACCGCCAAATCTTACGCTCATTGTAACTCACCTTCAAACTCGAAGGAAATATCTACACGACACGTTCGTCCGTTACGAATAAAGGGCTCATCTGGTGTCACAATAATACCGTGCCACGTTCGTCCTTCCCAATCGGTGAATCCAACTGTTTGTCCCAGCGTGGAAATGAAGAAACTTTGCACTTCCAGTGCTTCGCCTTCAGTCAACCCCATGAACTGCAATGCCAGGATTTGCAGCTTCGGCCACGTCGGATCAGCAAAGATTTGCAGCGTACCGCCTCGTGATTCACGCTGAATCCGCATCTGACTTAATCTATCGCGATCGCCGAGATTTGGTGCTCTAATTTCAACCGTAACTGTCGGGCTGACAGTCGGATAAAATAGAGTTACTGTGCTCTGTCTCGTGAGCGTCGGAGCCGTTGCAGACGGCGGCGTCGGCGCATTTGGATCATTGTTTGCTCCGACCTTAGGATCATAGGTGCAGAGGCTTACATCGTCAATATACACAAAAGAGTGCGTGAAAACAAGGCCGTTTGAAGCACTTCTTACCGCATCGTGATTATATTCAATTTGATCCTGCGTGAAGACCACCGTGTGTTCAACAAGACGATCAACCTCGACATTGAGAACATGCGAAAAGATGATCGAGTGTGGGATCTGGACTTCAGTCGGGAAGCCAGCATACTGACTAAAGACAAGACCACTAGTTCCTACCGCAGCCGTAGCCGTCGCAAGAATCTTAACTTCTGTTGCAGTTTGTGAGAATACTAAGTTGCTGGATGTGCTTCGCTCAATACCGCCAGGAATGATTTTACCAGCAGCAGCATTCTGAGTAAAGACAAGTGACTGCGTAGTTGTTGATGCGTAAAGTCCTGGCGTTGCGGTTTGACTGAAAACAAGACTCTGTGTGAGACTCTCTTCAATCGGAATACCGTCAGATGCATACTGTGAGAATTGAAGTGTCTGTGACACTTCTTTTGAAACACGATCGGACCCAGCACTATGTCCGAATTGTAGAGCCTGTGCGGACGGAGCAACACTGAGTTTGAACGCAATAGCCGTAGACTGGCTGAATTCGAGACTCTGAGCAACCGTCTTCTGAATGGTATCGGCGCTGGCGCTCTGAGAGAAAATCAGAGACTGCGAAATACTCTTATTGATCGGTTCTTTCTGCGAGGTCAAAATCTCGACAATTTGCCGAGTTCCGCGCAGTTTACCCGCACCGCCAGCCGCGGCTTCAGTGACTTGTTGCGTGCCACGAAGAGCCATGATCTTATCCTACTTCAAGGCCAAATTGGGCCGCATTGATGCCGCTCTCGGTCCAGAGTGCAGATGTGTCAGGATCTTCTTCAACAATTCGTCGCAGTACACGGTAGTCGTTCGTTGCCGGTTGACCTGAATCAGCGTCCGTTGTCGTTCCAGACTTGACAAGTGTTTTGAGGTCGAAACTCTCTGCGTCAGTCAACCTTGCCAGCGTATTGATTTGAACGCCTCTGACACCGCCAATACTGGCAGGCATTGAAGCGTAGTTGTAGAGATCCTGATCAGTCGCTGTATCCGACTCCACATAAGTCGTATCGCCATCGTCAGGGTTTTCATCCATTGCCGCGTAGTTCGCACCAGCACTGGGGGTAAAATCAGTCTGATCACCGGCAGCGTCTGGAAGAATCCCATCAACACGACACTTCCCAAGGAAATCGTTATTGTTTGAACCTGAGTTGTCCAAGATATAAATGTCGTCAAACCACATATGGTCAAGAGAAGACGACGGCATAATCCATTTTGCAAGATCAATTTGAGCGAAACTGCTTGCCTGTGTATCAATACTTGAGGCACTTAACTCCGTTGTTTCATCGACTCGAAGTTCGTAAGCACCAGCCGAGTTGTGGACTGTGACTTTGAACTCGATGTAATACCAAGTATCAACCTGGAGATTGAGCGTAGACGTGGTGGCAAGAGTTGTGCTGCCGCGTCGAACTCTGAGTTCATCCCCAATGATCTGGAGATTCATTCCCAAAGTTTTGCCTGGCTCATAGAATTCAAAAATACTGAGGTTACTGACAACCCTGTTCACCTTGAAGCCAAAGCCGACAACGATAGTTGAAGCACCACCGAGATGCTCTGTTGTGATTTGCGGATTGGAACTGGTGGTTGATTTCCAGGCATAACCCGCCAAACGGCCTGTGTCGAGTACCGTGAAGCTGATTCGATGAGTTTCAAGGTACTTCTCTTCTACGCCTTGCGGCGCACCAGTAGTACCAAAACCCTCGAAACCTTCGATCCAGAGAAGAGCCATGATTAACCTACCTCCAGGCCGAATTGAGCACCATTCAAGCCACTCTCAGTCCAGGCGGACGATGTGTCAGGATCTTGCTCTGCGACCCTGCGTAATACTTCATAGGTTTGACCAGCAATCGCCTGTGCCGAGTCGGCGCTTGTCGTCGTTCCGGTCTTGATCAACGTTTTGAGTGTAAAATCAGAGGCATCGGTTTCCCGAACCATCGTATTGATCTGGACGCCATGAATCGTACCCACCGTCGGCATCGACGTGTAGTTGTAGAGATCCTGATCTGTGGATGTCGAAGATTCAACATACGTCGTGTCGTCATCGGGCGGCACTTCATCCATTGCGGCATAGTTTGAACCAGCGCTGGGGGTAAAATCAGTCTGATCACC